ACCTTGGGCTTGGTACGTGCGCATGATGTTGGCCTCTCGCAACTGGTCACGAATACGGGCAAGCAGTGAATACCCGCGCAAGGGTATCTCAGGGTCTCTACTGAAATAGAGCGGGATGATGGGCGCCACGGCCTGCCCTGATGCGCTCTTGTACGGTATGCCGCTGCTCACATGCTCGGTCTCTTGCTCAATCTCATCAAGCCCGGTGTCTGCACCTGCATCGGGGTCGAGAGCACCAACCTGCACCTTGACGCCTGAGAAGAGGAAGCGGTCACCGTCTTTGTAGTCGGGGGAGTACACAAGCAGCTCATCACCAACAAGGTCATAAAACTCAACCACCCGCACCCATCGGCCCTCATCGGTCACGGCCTGCCCATAGTCGGACTGCAAGGGGTTGGTTTCTTTGCTGGTTTGGTCAATCCATGACGTGTACTCACGGGCCTTAAATCCGTCCTTGCGTCGGTTGTACCGCTGTGCAGCTTCATCAAGGGGCATGAGATAGACGTGTGCCACGTATCTCTGAGACTCCCATGAGCTTGCCGTACTGTCAGTGATTACCTCCCATGGTGGTACTGCAGCGGTTGAGACTCGCTTGAGCGGGTCAACGTTGGCAACCGGGGCAAGCTTTAGAAAGGCGCAAGGGAAGCAGAGGGCAAGGCGGGTCGCGTCTTCAAGCTGCTCTCTACAGGTGAGCAGGTATCTATTTGCCGTGGCTTGGCTCACTTCGGGGTTGCCACGGCCCCGGATATCTGCACCGACAATGACGGCCGGGTTCTTGGCATAGAGAGACCCAAGGTAAGACTCAACCACGGCATACGCTTTGGGCAGCTCGGTGCGCAGTACTGCACTGCGGTCACCATACGGCACGGCAAGACGCTCTTTCCAAAACCGCGTCATATAGAAGCTCTTGAGCTCCCGAAGCTCTGCCCGTTGATCGTCCCAATAGGCGTCATGCTGTGCAAGGATGCGCTCAATGTCTTGTGGTTTCATGCCGTGCCCTCAATATCAGAATGGTAGCCCATAGCTATTCACCCGTCTTGCCTTTGCCTTGTCTATTAACTGCTCGGCACGTACGCGGGTTGCCCGGTGCCCTTCAGTGCGCCAAGAAGGGGGCACATCTGCAAGGCAACGATAGGCGAGCGCACAAGCCATTGCAAGGTCATCGTGGTTGCCGGGTGGTGCTTCTGGGGTGGCTTTGCCGGGTGGCAATGTGAGGCTGCGAAGCTCAAGCCACAATGCCCGGTCCATGTTCTGTATCACTTCAAGGTGATCTCTTAAGGTGCTCAGGGCTTGCAGCTTGCTTTGCATGGTGGTGACCCAAGGCTTGCCCGTGCGCGGGTCTCTCCACTGGGTGCGATACCCGCAATGGTCAAGCTCAAGAAGCAATGCATGCCCGTGGTTGTTGCTCTCAGTGAGTACAAGGGCTTGGTTGTACCGGGTGGCAACCCTCACCACTTCATGGGCCCAATCACGGGGTGTAATCGTGTTGCTGCGTTGTACAAACACCGGTTGCAGGGTGCCGACACTCACCACCACCAATGCAGAAAAATCCCCACCGACACCGCCCCCGACGTCCACACCAACAACATACCTGTCCATGGCGTGGGGGGCCTCTTGCTGTCTTGCAGGCCCTGTTGCGTCGATGGGTTGGATGCGTTGCAGTACCGCCGGGTCAAACCATGCCCCGCTACGCTTGAGGAAACAGTCTTCAAGGTCTGCAGGGTACTCAATGCGGAAGTTGTCAATGCCGAGCTGCAAAACCTTACGACGGCGCCAATACAACTGGTCAAGACTCAAGCCAAACCGCTCACGCTCTTGCTGCTCTTCTGCGGTGATGGTGTCTGGGAAGGTGTCGGCCCATGAGCCGTCTGCATAGGCCGGGTGCTCATGCCACCACATAGACAGGCAGTGCCACCCATTGTCCGGGGCGCCCCGCACGATTTGTGCAAACCTATCCCCTGGGTTTTGCGCTGTGCTCTCGATGATGAGCAGCCCCTTGTCACCAACCGCAGCATCGGCCTGCTTGAGCACTTCATCCTGATTGGGTGCATAGGCAAACTCACTGACGACTGCAGCGGCTGGTTGAAAGCTGCGCAGCCCTGTCTTTGAGCGGCTTGTGAATGCCTTGATTGACGCCCCGGTGTCATCAAGCACAATCTCACCCGCGTTGCCGATGCGGAGCGGTCGTTGCAGATGGTGGGGCAGCTCTTCAAGCCAACGCCTGTGCTCTCTCAAGAGTACCGCTGCACTGTCTGCTCTCATACTGACAAGGGCAAGCATTGCATTGTGGGGCGTGGTGTACAGCGCATGTTGCAACACCATCTTGCACCCGGTGGTTGCTGCAACCTGCCGGGCCTTGATGATGGCAATGCGCTTGTGCCCGGCCTGCACTGCCTCAAAGATCTTGAGTTGCATAGGCAGGGGCTGCATAGGTATTGGTCGCTTGGTGTCCTTATCGGCCACCTTGTGCAGCAGTGCGAAGTTGCCCACATCACCCAAGACATGCCTGAGCTTGCCATGAAATGCCTTTGGTATGGTCTTGGGTATGTAGACAGTCAAAAGAGCACCTCTTGCACACCCGCCCAATGCTTGGGCGCCTTGTTGAGCCAGATGACTTCAGAGCTGCCCTTGTTGTTGGTGTTCTTGATTGTTTTAAGCCTTCTAAATGGTAGCCATGTTGCCCCTTTGTTTTCACACACTATTGCAAGCCCTTGCCGTGTTTGGCACCACTGCCCAAGCTTGCCAAAACTTTGGGGCTGGTGTGGGTAGTATAATCCTGCCCGGTTGTCATAGGGGGGGTCTATGAACCATGTTGCCGCTATGTCCGGGGCTTTAGTGTAGTCACCCTCAATGATTGCCCAATGCTTGATGCGGTCAACCTGTGTCGCAATGCGTTGCCGGGTGATGTTTGACCAACCACCCACATGCCCTTGCCGTGTTGCGTATTTACTAAAGGCACTCTCTCTCTTCATTGGTTGCACGTTTGCCTTGTTGCACCAAAACCCTGCAAGCCATCGGGCTTCTTGAGATATGGGCAAATCGTCAACCGTGGCGCCTTCAGGTATATCGGGCAGCTCGAGTATTTCTTTTGGCGTTGTTGCGATCAGATACCGCCAAACCGCGCAAATGATGGGGCTTTTGTCAACCAAGATGACTTGGCAGTTGGAGTACCTGCAGGCATACCCGGCAGCACCTGCAAAAGGCTCCACAATGGTGCCATGCTCAGGTGCCGGATACCAATGCGCAGATCTGTTCTTGCCACCATAGTAGCACCAGAAGGGTGCCAACCTCACCCGCTCGCCCTCTCAAGCAGCCAAGCCAAGTCGTCTGCCAAGTGCTTGACATGCTCATGCGGTACAGAGCGCACCTGATGGCGGAGCACGGCAAGGGCAACTGTCAAGCTTGAGACCTGCAGGGCGAGCAGGGTTGCCGTCACAAGGTCCTGCTCTGGTATGGCAGTCTCAGGGGCAGGCAGTGCAATCAACTGTCCCTGCACTTTGTCAATGGGTGGTTTGCTGTTGCCTACCCGTCTGATTGAGTTGTGCCTGTCAATGATTTCATCACGGGCAATGAGCCAGGCGCCTTGGGAGTCCTTGAAGCCCTTGACGTGCCCTTTTGAGAGCCAGTTCTTGATTGCCCCATGTGTGCGGCCTGTGAGGTTGCTTGCTTGGTCGATTGTAATCAGTGGGTTCATAGTGCGGGTCCTCTCTTGTTAGTCGTTTAGTATGGTCACACCGTGACGGGCTGCAAGCTGCCGGGCTTGGTCGAGGCTTGAGGCTTCACCAGCAGCAATGACATCCCCGTCAACGTTGCCCCGACGTACCACCCAAAACCATGAGTGACGCCCCCGGTGGTGTATGGCCCGGTGCGTTGTTTGTGTCTGTTGTGACCATGTGCCTTTGTCCATTGACCAGCTCGTGCTTGGTCGCCTTTCACTCATCGCTCACCCCCGGTATCAAAGACAGCACAGCGGCAAGCTCCTCGATGTCTGCCTTGCCCTGCCCCTGGTCGTCTGCCTGCTCAGGGCTGCCATGCTGCAAGTGTCCACGCTCAAGAAGGGTCCACTGTCGCAACACGGTCTCCAACCATGGCGGGGGTTCACCCTCATGCTTGAGGGCTTCACTTGCAATCAAGAGCAGAGCAGAGAACACCCCTTGCAGGTCTCTATCTCTTGCCGTTTCGTATAGTAGGCGTTCACCCAATACCCTGCGCGGCATGGTCCCACCCCCGTTTGATATGTGTGCAGTGCGGTACAAATATAGCCCAATAAATGGCACAAAAGGGTTGACCCTTGGTCGTGTTCATACTATTATAGTGACCAGATGCAGCGACGCATCAACCCGCACTAACTGAGGTACACAATGACGACCGCTCAAGAAATCGCACACCGCTTTCACAATGATGGCCAGCTCTTCACCGTCAATGACATTGACATTGACGATGTTGCAAGGGCCTCCTCTGCCTACACCTACCGCAAAAGCGATTTTACCCTGTTCGTTTTCGATGATGAGTCAATGCTGGTCATCGGCAACTTTTGGGACATCATGACCTTTGACGGTGACGGCATGCTCATCGATAGCAATGGAGAGTCCTGGGGCTCTCTGGATGACTGGCAATAACGGACACCACCCGCACTACTGAGGTACACAATGCAACCCTTTGACTTTCTTGACCTGACTGATGCCACCATGCACGAGCTCTTTGCCCTGTCTGCTCTTGGTGCTGCTCTTGATGACCCGTTTGACACCACGGGTGCACATGCTGCCCTTGATGAGCTGCAGGCATACCCAACCGCTTGGGGGCAAACCCTTCGCATGTGGGCCGATGACCAGTATCGCACCGCTGATGACATGTCTTGGCTTGCCGATGTGAGTCATGCCCATGACTCTGCTGATGACATCGCTGCCATGCTCGAAGACATGGCACCCAACTACTAACAACCGGGGGCTCATGCCCCCTTGCACTACTGAGGTACACCATGCCAATGCACTACAGAGAACAGCAACGGGCTACCGCTGCATACCACCGATACAGAGACCGTATTGCCAGCCCTCTCAAGCGCCTTGATTATGACCTTGACAAGATCCGGGCAGGCTTGCACCCCACAATCTTCAGTCATGACAAGGGGGCAGCGGTCAATGATGCGCTTGCCGATGCCGTGCGCAATGGCTTGAGCCGTCTGCAGCTCAAAGATGCGGTCACCCGCTATGAGGTTGATGTTGATGGAATCATCACCTTGGGCAACTGCCTCAACACACCCATGAGCTCAAGAAGCAATGGGTGGGTTGGTCTGCTTGCCCACCGGGCACCGCAGTACCTTGGGGTCGCTTTTATCTACCACCTGCACAACACGGGCAAGCGCAAGGGCAGTCGCCGCTATGACTTCGAGATTGTGGACAGCAATGCCCAGGTACTCAAAGCCTATGAGCACAGCGAGACCTACCCCATTGCATCAACCGTGCTTTGTGCTCAGCTTGAAAACGAACGCTTTGCGGGTATGTTTAGGGCGTGGTGCCTGCGCACACTGTACCCTGAGTACACCCGGCGGCATGACAAAATACACGCGTGTCAAGAGCGGGTTGAATGTATCCCTTGGGGGCAACCATGAGCGCCATCATGTGCCGGGTACACCCCGACAAGGAAGCACATTGGCAAGCCGGTGAGTTGTGTGAGCAGTGCCGCTCGAGGCTTCGGGCTGCAGCTCGGCGCCTTGGGCGGTGTCAACCGCTGACCCGCTCACAGATGCAGACCGTGACAGGCATGGGGCGCCCTCCCATTGCGGTGCTGCAGCTATTTGATATCCCCGCAATGCGGCAGGCAGGCACCGGGCCTGCAGGCTATGGCCAGGGCTCAAGATGTCGCAAGA